GGATTTTGTTAATATTCTCAGATAAACTGAGGTTCACAATTCCTGTTTACACAAATAATTGCGCTGTTTAACACAGCAGAGGATACACTCCTAGCCATAAGCGTAGAAGATTGATCTCCAAAATAGACTCCTCTTGGTAGTCCAGCCTCTTGGAGCTTTGCCTGAATAGATGACTTCTAACCATCGTTTTTGATCCTTGGAGAACCACCCCTCCTCGGGACACGGATAGCTTGATTGGAAGAAGTCCATGTAGCGACAGAATTCTTTGTCCCACATGGCGCCACCTAACCACAGGCCGATAAGCCTAGTAAATGATATGTCTAACGTATGCACGCTAGACTCTGGGTAGATCACTAGTTTGAACCATTCTTCAGTCGGTCGATGTACACGTCCGTCCCGATACGTCGTTCCAAGTAACTTGAACTCACACGGGTCTTTCGTTTTCTCACACTTTTCCGGCTTCAGTAACATATGCGTTGGTTCACAATCAACCTTGGCTTGTTCCAGACTGAACTGGTCGGTTGATCGGAATGCACTGTCATCACCCAGCACCCTAAGGTTTCGGATTTCTACTTCCTGGCATTCAGCGAGATAATCTATCAGTATGTAATTCACAACTGAATCGATCATCTGCGTCCACCAGGAACCCGAAGGGACACCCCGGTATTTACGGAACATGCGTCCGTCCGGCATTAAAATTGGTGTGTTCACAAAGTACCAGACCATTCCATCCCAAACGTTTCGCCACTTTTGGGCATCCTGTTTACTCACAGGTTTGCCTTGAAAAGTAGACCACTCAATATTCTGCCTCAATATGTCGAAAGCAGTATAGATGAGCCACGTCGGCACCTTCGTATCGAAGGCAGAAAAGTCGAGACCGTACAAAGTTTCACCTTCCCTTAAACCGCAGCACCACTCAGCGTACAAGCGAGGGGCACTCTTCCCGTTCAACATCGGCGAATTTGGATCGTTCATAAAGTCCCGATACATTAAAGGAGCGTAGAATCCTTCTATCACCAACATCTCCGCAGGGTAGATCCACACAAGCCGCGTTTTCGGATCATCTCTTTCAGACATTCCGCCACGCTGGCCTGCCAAGCACGGAGGGAACCGCATCTTGGTTGGATTGAAGCTACTCTCTCCATCTTGTTTCATTCGATGCCCTAACCATCTCGCTTCATGATAGATATCCTCCATCACATCACCTTTCTTCTGACCCATGAAAGTAGATCCTGCAGACGTATCACGTCGCAAGAACTGACCTACTTCGTGCCAGTCAAGTGGTTCACGTTTGTATGGTAGTTTAAAAGCCTTCTTGGCCTTGGCAATTGAACGGCGCATCGCTTTCTGCTGTGACACAGTCAGATCACGAAAGTGCGACTTCTCACCGGCGAACTTGGCCAGGGACTTGTACATCCCTGGTGTACCCTCTGGTCGCCTGGTGAAACCGTAGATTTCCTCGTAGCGTTCTCTTGAAAATAATTTTAACGTCTCTCTGACCCAAGGATCGGTGTTCGAGGCAGACGAGTAGGTTGAGTACCCACCAAACTTGGCTATCTCTCGTAGGTTCGGAGAGTTATAGCCGGTTGGTAACACATCTTCGCTAGTGGCTGACCCCGCCTTTGCAGGACGGAGGTGGAGTGAGTCAATTAAATGAGACCCCTTAGCTAAGACGTAGTGTTGAGTTGGTTCTTGAGTAAATGCCATTTGCTCAAGATATGAAAGGAGGACAGAAACCCGTTGACACGGTAAAAGACTCGAG